AAGGTGTAGTTGGTATTTTTGGAAAAAACTATTCCGGAAAATCAAGCATTGTTGATTCTCTATTATATACGATCTTTAACTCAACTTCAAAAAATGATCGTAAGAACCTAAACATAATCAATCAGAATAAGTCCAATTGCACCGCAATTGCTAAAATTTCTATCGGAGACATGGATTATTATATCGAGCGGACCTCTGATAAATATATTCGAAAATTAAAGGGAGAGACGACGGAAGAGGCAAAAACAAATTGTAATTTTGAAGCTTATTGTCCCGTAGAGGACAATAAAATAAGTTTAAATGGCTTGACTCGCAACGATACTGACAAAAACATCCGTAAAATTTTTGGAACATTAGATGATTTCTTATATTCTTCCATGTCGAGCCAACTTAACTCCCTAGCATTCATCAATGAGGGTTCTACTAAAAGAAAGGAGATTCTTGCTAAGTTTTTAGATTTGCAATTTTTCGAAACAAAATTCAAATTAGCTAAAGAAGATGTCTCTGCGACTAGGGGTGCACTAAAAAAGCTAGAAGACCGAGATTTTAATCAGGAAATTTTAGAGGCGAAAATGACTCTTCGCGAATCGGAAGATGATTTATCTCTACAAAATTTAAAATGCCAAACACACAAAGAGAAAATCACTGACATTCAGAAGAAAACAAAGGACATTCAGGAAAAAATAAGCTCAATCCCTGCAGAAATTATAGATGTTTTTGCAGTAAGGGGAGAATTGAAGGATAAGCGGATCCAGCTATTCTCAACCAGAGAACAGAATAAGGAATTTGTGGAAAAAAGAGATTCTTATAAGATGGAATATCTGGCAATCTGCGATTTTCTGCAGAATTTCGATAAAGAAAAATTATATCAGAAGCAGAAAGATATTGACGAACTAGAAACGGCTATCAAAGACTTAAATCAAGAAATTCAATCAGAGGACACCGAGCTGAAGTCCAACAAAAAAAGAGTGACCCTCCTTGATGGCATTCCATGTGGAACAAGCTTTCCAAAGTGCAAATTTATCAAGGATGCATATGCCTCAAAGGCGAACATACCGGTAAATGAGCAAAAAATTAAAAATTTTCATGAAAAGGTGGAAAGAAAGAGTGGAAAAATAGATGAAATTGATCCAATGCTCATTAGAACTAAAATTGAAAAATATCAAGAAATAGTAGATAAGAAAAACGAATTATCAAATAAAATTACCAATCATGATCTGAGGATTGATAGAAACAAGTCCTGCATTACCAACCTTGACAATGAAATCGCGAGACTTGAAGATAAATTATCTGAATATGAGCTGAATAGGGAGGCAATCGAAAATTTGGAAAGCCTCAGTATAAGCTTGTCGTCTCTGGAGAGGGAGGAAAAGAGAGTACGAACAAGAAGTGATAAATGTGCCTCAAGTATTCTTGCTCTCTATAAAACAGTGGGATCTCTAGAAGAGAAAGTGAAAAATCTAAAAAATCAGCAAAGCTACCATTTAGAATTACAAGAAGAGTTTTCAGCTTATGATTTATATATGAGGTGCATGCACCCGAATGGCATCGCTTTTGATGTAATTCGCAAAAAATTGCCAGTTATAAATGAGGAGATTGGTAAAATTTTATCAAATATTGTAGATTTTGAGATTTTCTTTGAGGATGACGGGAAGAAATTAAATATAAATATTAAGCACCCACAATTTGACCCAAGACCCTTGGAGATGGGTTCTGGTGCAGAAAAGACTATTGGTGCTATGGCAATACGCTTGGCTTTGCTAAGTGTTTCTAGCCTACCAAAGGGCGACATTTTTGTTTTAGACGAACCCGGAACAGCCCTTGACGAGGATAACATGCAAGGGTTTGTTGATATTCTCGCGATTATTAAATCTTATTTTAAAACAGTTCTATTGATTTCTCATCTAGATAGTTTGAAGGACTGTGTGGATATGCAAATCACCATAGATAAAAAAGATGGATTCGCATCAGTAAATATTTAAAAAATAAACTAATTATAGCCAAGGAGGTATAGTAATAATGACAGAAATGGCAAAAGGTGCAATTGATAAGGTTTTGGAAAAGCTGGTTTCGAGAAAACTGCTTGTTTGGGCCACTGCAACCGCTCTGATGTTCACTTCCCACCTAGATAGCGGCGATTGGCTAATCTTGAGTGCCCTTTATATCGGCGGACAATCCGTAATTGATGCAATCGTCAGGCTAAAGAGTGTATAACAAGAGAGGTAAAATTGGTTAATATCAATTTTGGAGAAATGTTTAAATCAATAGGCTCTTTCGTGGCGAAGAACTGGCAAGTTATTGCTCTTATCGCCGTGATTATCCTATTTTTCGTTTCTAAAAACGACTTTGGCGCATTGCGAAAATCAATGGAGGTCATGACTTTGAGTTATCAAGACCAGTTGGCTTCCATGGAGTCCCTCCACAAAAGGGAGCTTAAGCTCCGTGAGGAATCTATCGCAAATTACGAAAAGCAGTTGGCAGAACTCAACCAGAGGTACAGCGAAGCTATGGAAGAGCTGCAACAAAATAAAGAAAAGAGCATTAAAAAATTTAAAAGAGACTTCGAAGAGCAGCCAAAAGAGTTGGCGAAAGAAATTCAGAATCAATTTGGGTTTAAGTATGTGGAATAGAACATTAATACTGCTCGCCTTGGGGATTTTGGGAACTTTCGACACTTCCGAGGCCGCCGAAGGAAAGTTCTCCTTCATACAAGAGGGGCATGAAGCACCATTTACGGGAACCCTCTTTGATCCAGATGCGACAGCCAGATTGTTGGCAAATCACGAGTTTTTAAAAGAAGAATATAGACTTAAGTTAGGTTACGAACTTAACAAGCAGGAAAAGAAATTTAGCCTAGATATAGAGCAATTAAATATTTCACTCCAGACACAGCAGGACTACTATGAGTCGACTCTGAAAACGAAGAATACTGAGATTGTGCAGTTAAATAAAATAATCAGGAGAAAGCCTGGAACAAATGCTTTAATTTGGGGCATAGTTGGAGGTTTTGCCGCTGGAGTACTGGCGACAGTTGGTATAACCTACGCGGTGAACAAATGAAAAAAGATCTAAACGAAATTGCTAAATATGAGGTCGCCATATCGAAAAAATATGGAAAAGAAGCTATCAAACACCCAAAGGCTGACTGGAACGATAAGAAAGAAAAAGAATATCAGCAGCAAATCAAAGATTTATATGAAAAAGAGAGAAGACAAGAAGAAAAAAACGAAAAAATCGAAATGGATGGTTTTTTAATTTCCAAAAAACTATTTAATAAGGATGACAATAGAAATTGTCCGGTTTGTCAAGCCTATTCTTTTGAATTAAGGGATGATGTTTACATGGCAAAATTTGATTGTTGCTTTAAGTGCTATATACAATGGGTCGACGGAAGAGAGACTAGATGGAACACAGGGTGGCGTCCAGGCGACAAAAAGGAATAAAATTATGAAACTTACAAAATTACAATTGAGAAGAATTATTAAGGAAGAGATTGGAAAGGTTATCGAAGGCGCCCCAACAGACGCATTTGGTGACACGGACGGAGAAAAATATTGGGGCAAGGCTGCTGAATTGGGTGGCTCATCTGGAGAACTTCCAGATCTTGGGACATTCTCGACAAGTGCCAGAGATGCTCTTATTGCCATCGGCACCTTAGCGATTCAATCTGGAATGTCAAAAGAAGAGGTTCTGGGCGCTTTAACACAGGGAATAAATAAAGGAAATTAAACAATGGCTACAACATTAGAAATAATTCAAGGAATCAATCAGGCAGCAGCGAATGCTTACGATGGGGCACATGATCAGAGGTTCGTCTCCGGAGACACCAAAGAGATTGGTCTAGGCCGTGAAGAGGGGTGTCCTATCATCGATAGCCGTGTTTCTGATGGGTTCGGGGTTAAGATTATTGGAGATATGCTTCAAATTAATTACGAGGCAAATGTTCGTCTATCGGATGTTTATGCCGTGGGTTTTGAAGAAGAGTGTGAGCGCAAAATTCAAGCAATTGCCGATTTTTTGAAAAAGGAATATAAGGTAATTACGAGCAACTCACTCAGACTTACTCCACAGGGCGAGGCAATATGTATTGTCCAGAACACTTCTAGGGTCCGCACTTTCGTACTTTGTCACAAGCTGTTTAAAATTGGCGGCATGCAGGGTGTTGAGACTCTCGGCGAAGCAATTACTGACCCCATCGATGTGAAGTATCAAAAGTTTTTGAAAGAAGGTTCCTTTAAATAAGAAGCAGGAATGTCTTACACATTATCTAAAAAAGAGATAGTAGCAGAAATATTAAAATGCGGCAAAGATCCCGTTTATTTTACGAATAATTATGCTAGAATTTCCCACCCCATCCATGGATTAATCCCCTTCAAGACCTATCCCTATCAGGCGGACTTGCTTCAGGATTTTAACGACTATCGTTTTAATGTTATATTAAAGGCAAGACAGCTTGGTATTTCAACTATCGCTGCTGGATATGTTGTTTGGCTGATGTTGTTTCACCGCGACAAAAATATTCTTGTCATGGCGACAAAATTCAAAACTGCTTCAAATTTGGTAAAAAAAGTCAAAGCAATAATGAAAAATCTCCCAGAATGGATTGTTATTTCGGAGATATCAATAGATAATCGCTCATCTTTTGAGCTTTCTAATGGCTCTCAGATACAGGCAGCTTCTTCCTCGGGAGATGCGGGTCGCTCAGAGGCACTTTCTTTATTAGTTATTGATGAGGCTGCCCATGTTGAGAATCTAGATGAATTATGGGCAGGTCTATATCCCACGATTTCAACTGGGGGTAGGGTTATCGCGCTATCTACCCCAAACGGTGTTGGTAACTGGTTTCACAAGGTATACTCCGAGGCGGCAGAAGGTTCCAACGACTTTCACCCTATTAATTTGCCGTGGGATGTCCACCCAGAAAGGGATCAGGAGTGGTTTGATAAGGAAACCAGAAATATGTCAAGAAGGGAGATTGCACAAGAATTAGAATGCAATTTCAACACTTCCGGAGAGTCAGTGATACACCCTGATGATATCGCATGGCTAGAATCTTCTGTGTGCGATCCGCAATATAGAACCGGTTTTGACAGAAATATGTGGATTTGGGAAAAATACGAACCAGATAGTTCTTATTTGTTAGTAGCCGATGTCGCCAGAGGAGACGGAGCGGATTATTCTGTATTCCATATCTTAAAGCTGGAGACGATGGAGGTGGTAGCCGAATATCAAGGAAAGCCTAGCCTCGATATGTATTCGAATATCTTATCACAAGCGGGCAAAGAATACGGAAATTGTCTCCTTGTGGTGGAAAATGTCGGTATCGGCATATCTGTTCTGGAGAAGCTCATTGATATGGAGTATCCAAACTTATATTATTCAATAAAGAGTACTCATGAGTTTGTGGACAGCTATCAGGGTGAAACAAATAACTCTGCGGTCCCAGGATTTACGACATCTTCTAAGACGAGACCATTAATTGTTGCAAAATTGGAAGAATTCATAAGAAACAAACTAATTAGAGTATATTCTGTTCGCCTTTCGAATGAAATGCGAACTTTTATTTGGCATAATGGCAAACCCCAAGCAATGAGGGGCTACAACGACGATTTGACAATGGCACTAGCCATTGCATGCTGGGTTAAAGACACAGCACTGTCGGTAAACAAAAAGGAATCAGATTATAAAAAAGCTTGTCTAGGATCGATAATTAAAGTTGATACAAAAATAAATACAACAATTCCAGGAATGCAAGGATACAATAGGAAGCAGACTTTAGACGAAAAAATGTTTCAAGCAAAAGATGATTATAAAAAATATTCATGGTTAATAAAAGGATAAAAGATGGCAGATAGAAAAAATAACCCCAACAATCCCCAGTCAGAACTTTTTAGGAGGCTGACGAGGCTATTCTCTGGACCAATTGTAAATTGGCGAACCCAGATGAATAGAAAAATCAGAAGAACTGCGTTGGACAAATATTCGACACAGTTTAAATCTGCATCTGGCCAGCAATTTCGAAAAGCGGAGTATTCTCCCTTTGATGTCATGCATTCTAAGATCATGGCCCAACAAAACCGTGCTGAAAGATATGTAGATTATGAGCAGATGGAATATATGCCCGAAATAGCTTCGGCAATGGATATCTATGCTGACGAAATGACCACCCACTCTGCTTTGTCTCCCATGCTAAACATTGAGTGTTCAAACGAGGAAATCAAGGCTGTCTTATCTTCTTTATACGAAAATGTATTAAATGTTAATCACAATCTCTTCGGCTGGTGCCGCTCGATGTGCAAATATGGAGATTTCATTCTCTATATGGACATCGATGATACCATCGGTGTCAAATCTGTCATTCCCATCCCACTTCGAGAAGTTGAAAGGATGGAAGGAGAAGATCCAACAAACCCAAATTATATCCAATATCAGTGGAATTCTGCAGGAATGACCTTCGAAAACTGGCAAATCGCCCATTTCCGAGTATTGGGGAATGATAAATATACCCCATATGGAACTTCCGTGCTAGATCCAGCCCGCCGCATCTGGCGCCAGCTTGTGCTGATGGAAGATGCAATGATGGCATATCGGATCGTTCGATCCTCTGAGAGGAGAGTGTTCTATATCGATGTGGGAAACATTGCCCCTCAAGATGTTGAGACATTTGTGCAAAAAACGATTACCTCCATGAAGAGAAACCAGGTAGTTGATGCTAACACTGGTCGTGTTGACCTTCGCTATAATCCGCTATCTGTTGAGGAGGACTATTTTATTCCAGTCCGGGGCGGAGAGTCATCAAAGATCGAAACCCTACAGGGAGGTCAATTTACTGGCGACATCGATGATGTTAAATACCTTCGTGACAAGATGTTTTCAGCATTAAAAATACCCGTTGCATATCTTTCGTCTGGCGAGGAGGCTGCAGAGGACAAAACAACCCTCTCGCAAAAGGATGTGCGCTTCGCCCGCACAATTCAGAGACTCCAGCGCGCAGTAGTTGCAGAATTAGAAAAGATCGGCATCGTTCATCTTTACACCTTGGGATTCCGAGGTGATGACTTGGTTAGTTTCCGTTTGGGTCTTAATAATCCATCAAAAATTGCAGAAATGCAAGAATTGGAACACTGGAAAGTCAAATTTGATATTGCGGGCGGTGCAACAGAGAACTTTTTCTCTCGCAGGTGGATAGCACAAAATATTTTCAGCCTTTCTGAAGAGGAATTTGTACGAAACCAGCGAGAAATGTTCCACGATAGGAAATACGAGGCTGAATTGAATGCAACTGCAGAGGCAGCCGGTGAGCAAGCCGCCGCCGACTTCGGTGGAGACCTTGGCGATGTTGGCGGACTCGACCTCGGAGATGAAGAGGGGCTAGATTTGGAAGATCTCGGCACAGAGGACGAGGCACCGGAATCACCGGCCGAGGAGGAGGCTGGACCGCTATTGGCGGCACCCGCCAAGAGGGACGACCGGGATGGCAGAGACAGGCGAACTACCAAAAACTCACAAACTAAGAGGGCTAAGGGAAAAGCTTATGTTTCCAAAGAGTTGAGAGGAGGGGATTCCAGATCGGGTCGCCAACAAAACTATTCAGCAATCGCTGTCCCCAAGCCAAAGGACATCATACCGGGATCCTCGGAACTTCGCAGTCTTTCTAGGGGGATTTACGAGGTTAAACAACCTATTTATCACGGCGGAGACGAAACTTCTCTTTTTGAGAATAGTACGAGAGTCCACAAGCTAATTCAAGAATTAGAACATTCGGAGAACCAAACAGATGAAGATGAAACACAACAAAAAGCGTAATACAGCTTTTATTTATGAGGCAATCATAAGAGAGCTGACAAAAGCTATGGTAGAGGGTGATAAAAAGAAGCAGTCGACCATTGTCAAATTAATTAGGGAGCACTTCAAGGGTGGCACCGCTTTGGCAAAAGACTTAGATTTATATAAGTCCGTTTTGGAAACCAGAGAAGTAGATAAGTACACTGCCGAAAAGGTCATCTTTCAGTCTCGCACTATAAAGGGAAATATAGATCCCAAGCAGCTGTTCAGAGAGCAGTCAGCTGTCATTAATGGGATTAATAAAACCATTTCTCCGGATGTGTTTTCAAATTTTGTTCCAAATTATAAAGACTTGGCTACTATTTCTCTGATATTCAATCCAAAGACAAGGACAAGGCAGAGGATTCTTATGGAAGGGGAACTTATTGAAAAAATGATCTCCGAGGCGGCCAGAGAAAAAGAGTTGTTAAAACCAATTGATAGATTGACTTATAAAACTTTTGTTAAAAAGTTCAATGAAAAATATTCAAATTCTCTTTTACCCGAGCAGTGTGATTTGCTGAAGCATTATGTTTCTTCTTTCGCAGACAACGGGATAGATTTAAAGTTATTTTTGAATGAAGAGATTCCCAGATTGCTGGAAGGTGTAAGGGGATCACTGGAATTGAGAGAGGTTAGAGAAGACAAGGATATGGAAAACAAAGCAAAAAAGGTTATTAACATGCTGGAGAATACCTCTAAGCGATTTGTCGATAACGAGTTTGTGCATGAGATCTTAAAAATCCAGAATCTGGTCAAGGAACTTAAATAATGGGAATATTAGTCAAATTGGGGAACGATTCTGCAGCCCAAACCGTCACATTGGAGTTGAAAGCTAGAAAATCGATCGACGGAAATATTATGATTTTCGACCACAACGAGATGGATATTGTTATAATGCCCCAAAAAAGCAAAATTGTAACTTTTGCAAAATATGATTTTTCAGAAACTGTCTACGGTGCCCAAAATAGATTGTTTGAGTTTCTGAAACGCAAGGGTGTCGTAGATTATGAGACAATCCGAGGTGGAAATGTTTATGGCTCTTTAGAGGGTATGATTCCGACCCCCCAAGACGAGGGTGTAAATTCGATCGATTATGCTATTTATGGAATTTATAAATTTTTAAAAGAAGAGGCTCCGTACTACAATTATATTGAAGATTATGAAGAAATGTTGGATGATTATTTTACAAAGCCCACAGATGAGGACTCTACGGAATTGGGGGAAGTTCCCCAATCTACCGAAAAAGGCTCGATCCGCCCTGGGTATACTTACGCTCCATATTGGATGAGTTATATGCTCGAAGGAAAAGAGAGGAAGTAGTGTCTCTACTATATTTTGTTCTAGCATCATACGGAATGACACAGCTTCTTTGCTACGGCAAGGTGTTTCACAGAATTCGCCCACGAGGTTACTTTTGGTCATGTCCAATGTGTATGGGCTTTTGGGTGGGGATATTTTTATGTGGCATAAGCCCCTGTACGGAACTATTTATATTTGAGCTATCAGTCGCGAACTTTTTAATTTGCGGGTGTATAAGCTCTGGAACATCATATGTGTTAAATATGATTTTTGGCGATTCCGGCTTTAAGTTGGACACAAAGGAGCGACGACATGTTTAGAAGATGGATGCTACGCGGTGTTAGGCGATGCAAAAACGGGTGCTGACTATTTTAGAGAGGATTAAGGAATGAGCAAGGTTTTATTGAGAGAATATTATGCTTTGTGTGAAGGCGGTGTCTGCCAAGACCTCCTCACAGAGGCAGAGAAAATAGATATACAAAAAAATGGTGCAATGTACCTTACCGGGCTGATGCAGTGTGCTGCAAAGCCCAATGGGAATATGAGAGTGTACCCAGAAGATATTTTAATCAGAGAAGTGAAAAATTATCAAAAACTCGTAAAAGAAAATCGTGCACTTGGGGAGCTGGATCATCCCGATGATTCGGTTATTAACTTAAAAAATGCTTCCCACATTGTAACAAACATTTGGATGGAAGGACCGGAGGTCAAAGGCACAGTTAAAGTACTGGACACCCCTTCGGGAAAAATACTGCGATCACTGGTTGAAGGCGGGTGTCAACTCGGAATTTCTTCTAGGGGTCTTGGGTCCGTAAGAGAAATGCATGACGGCTGTGTCGCAGTTGAAGAGGATTTTCAGCTTATTTGTTTTGATTTTGTATCAGAACCGTCAACACCAAACGCTTTTATGAACCTTCGAGAGGGCAAGCAATATAAAGAGCCAAACATTTTTACAAAAGCCGATAGAATTAACAGAGCTTTAAACAGCATCTTGGGAGATAAATAAAATGAACAACAAGTGGTCAAGCAACGACAAAAATCAATTGATTTTTGAGAATTTTAGAAAATTTATGAAAGAAGGTGAGTTTTCACCAGTTGTGGCATCATCTGTGAAAGACTTCATCCTCGGCGGAAAAATGGAAAAAAGAAAATATAGCAACATCCCGGTTTATGTTCTTGCGAGAGTAGTCCGAATCAACCGCAAAGATCTTGAGAAAATGACAAAAGAAGATGGTATCGAAGAGATAGTCAAATTAATGAATACCTTCGACGAAGATGGCAGTGTTAGTAGAGCCACTAAGGGCAAAAAATTGAGCGATATAATGAAAATAAGGGAATTTGTAGAATGGTATTTGGATAAGAAGAAAGAAGAGGGACAAAAATTAGTAAATTTCACGGACGATGAAATGTCGGACGATGAAATGTCGGACGAAGAACTATACAAGGATATTCTTTAAATGAAAAAACAAGAACTACAAAAAATTTTAAAGCCCCTCATCAAAGAGTGTATCAAAGAGGTTGTCTTTGAAGAAGGTGTACTATCCGGACTCATCAGAGAGGTAGCCACGGGGTTAAATTCTCAACCGCTTGTTACGGAAACTCAAGAAGTATCGCCCAAAAACCAAGAATTTGCAAGAAGGAGGCAAGTTGAGTTGCAAGAGGAATCTAGATCCGCCATGGAAGCGAAGAAAAGGAAGCTAGAGGAGTCACTGGGGGGTGGATTCGGCGGCATATTTGATAGTGTTGAACCCCTCTCGAAAGGCGGCACAGTCAGCGAGTCTAAAACTCAGGGGCCATTGTCTGGATATGCCCCCACAGACGCGGGTGTAGATATTTCCGCGATAATGTCATTAGGTGGAGCAAGAATCTGGAAAAACATGAATTAGCAATCCATTTTGTGCACACATAAAGATAAAAAAACAAAAAAAACACATTTGAGATAGTATTTATATGGAAGAGGATTCCTGAGTAATGTCGAGATTTAGACCGAGCAGAAACTATGTCAATGGTAAGGTTGTGTTCGATGGCGGACCCGTCGATATAGCTGGAGACCTCATCGTCTCTGGCACGATTACTGCCAACGAGTACAATGTCAATGTCATAAATACAAATGTGACACATATAGACGCCGATGGTAATACGAAATTCGGTGATACTCCGGACGACACCCATCAGTTTACAGGATCTGTGTTTATTAACGGTCCTTTGTCCGCTAGCAGCATTATAGGCGGCGGATCAACCACTCCTGGCGGAGCAGATACCAATATCCAATATAATAATGCAGGCGCCTTCGGCGGTTCTGCCAATTTTACTTGGAATAATGCATCCAGCACAGTAACAATAAGTGGAGATTTGAGCGGATCAGGAAACATATCCGGGTCAGCTTTTTATGGCGATGGTTCAAATTTAACGGGAATCACAACCACATCACCAACGGGAAAAATGCTGTATGTTGATATAGTCAACGGCAATGACGGCACGGCGACAAGGGGCGATGCCAATAGTCCCTATTTGACTGTAGCGGCAGCACTTTCCGATGCCTTAGCACAGGATGCAGTAATAGTGAGGCCGGGCACTTATACCGAATCTGGATTAACCCTATCTTCTAGTGTCACTCTAATTGGCGAAGGAGGCTGGAGAAATACTCAAATTGGTGATCACTCTGCAACTCAAAACATTTTAGAAGTCGAAGGACTATCTCAAGTTGATGGGATAACCTTTTTGGTGCCAAGTTCTTCAGCTGGGTATAGCGGAGTATTTTACAGCGGCTCCGCTGATCCCACGTTCTCTATATATAATTGTAATATGTTCGGGAATGCCTCAACTGGCCAGGGGATAGGAATCAATAAAACCGGTATCGGAAAAATCATCGGAGCAGAAATTCGATGCGATCAGGGCGGATTATCGCATGTTCTGAAGGTGGATTCTGGAACAACAGCCCTTGAATCGATACATGTCCCGCCAAGTAGCGGAGATATAGATTCGGTCGCTTTCGCCACTGGCTCAGGAAGATTCCAGCTAGTTGATTTAAACGTTGACAGCCCAAATGTTACCGATGCCCTCTATTGTGACGATTCTTCTACAACTCTCATATTCGGAATAAATACATTTAATATAACAAACAGTGTGCATATAGCATCTAACGATGCCTCCGTTACTATCAACGGCGGACAGATGGACGAGACGGGTTTCGCTGTGCTTGCTGATCCATCTCTGACCCTCAATAATGGAAAGGTCAGAATTACTGCGAATCACAACTCGAACTATAGCTTCAACCCCGCCGCCGCAGGCGCAGATTTCGGATTATCGTTCTTTCAAGAAGGCGATCTAACAAGATTTCCTCAACAACGTGCCTTCGGTGTCGATTCTGCTTTTGGATTCGCAGAACGGGGAAGCAAACTATTCTCTGGGCGAGGACCATCATATTCAACCGGAATAAGGGTAATAACAACAGACAATACAGCGGGACCAGTGTCAGATGGTGGAGGCTTCGTAGACGAATCAACTTCTGCTAGATCTAGAACTGCAAGCACATTTACCTTTCAGGGCACATTGCCAAATCATACCATCTTGTGGACCACGGAAAGGCTAGATCCGGCAGGCTCTAACTTGAAACATTGGGGGATTCAAATGCAGCAGGCACTCGCCGGTCTGGGCGGCTCATATGTGATAGAAATATGGAATGGGGCATCCTGGACAGAGGTTAACTGTATGGCGACATCGGAAGCCGAAACTTATCGATATGCCGACAATTTTTTCTTAAGGGCAAATAGTACAGAAATAATGAGATTTGGGATAGACGACAGTACGACATGGGCAACAAAGACTATCGTGGTGGGTGCTGATTCTATAACCGGATACTGGATTCGAGCAAGAATCGCCACGACTGTGACCACTTTGCCAACCTTTCAGAGATGGTGGGTTGCCCCGTCTTTCACTTTGATTAATACCGAGGGTCAAAGGACAGCAATGGGGCTTTCTCAGTGGAAGGAAACACTGGTGGGTTCCGGCAACATTTTTGGAGAATCTGGCGGTGTAGTTAATGCCAGCATCCCAGTCGGATCAGGGGGTCTTCCCACCGGCTGGAATCAGGTTCTATTAAATGCAGAACTAAATGGAAATGGTGATGCAATTTATTTTCAATTTCCGCTTCCAAACGGTGTCTGTACAGCATATCCAGTAAATATAAAGGCAGTATATTCCCTCAATCCAGTGGGCACTACCCCGCCAGACATGATTTGTTCTTTTTTGCCCGCTGAAGTTGCTGAAAATCTAATTGCAGATCCAGCAGGAGGAATTCCTCCTGTTCCAAGGTTGATAGCCAGCACAGATTCACTTACAGCGAATCCTGCACAGACATCTTCTGTGGCAGTTCCAAATAACATTGCTAACAAGTTAAGCATTATCGACTTTGGCGGCTTCGATATCTCTCCTTATTATGAGGATGATATCATGGTCATGCGCATTGAGATGGATAACGGAAATGGCGGCGATGTCGTCATTTGGTCTCTCATTATTGAAGGTGTCATATTCTCAGACGGAAAAAATATTTAGGAAAACATCATGGCAGGAACATTCGATCTATTATATACTCAAAATTTTACAGCAACAGATACAATAGTTGTTAACCACGGACTTGATCGCTATCAGGTTGGGATAATAGTTAATGTTGACGGTGTGGTCAGAAATGATCTACTTCAATCGATAACCTTGGACCCTGTTGACCCAAGAAATTCTCTAACAATTGTAATGGACTCTTCCCAAACGGGGGCTGTAAAGATAGTGGATTCTGACTATTCTTGGGCAAACATGCCAACACCAGAAGGAGCAGTATCTATCGAATCATTGCCGTCTTTGGTAAATCACGGAAGTGCAGCATCGGCACCAGCCTCACCTCCTCCTTCTGCAGGAGACACCTACTACGACACGACTATCAACTCTCAAATGGTTTATGATGGAACTCGCTCAAAATGGCTCTCCGTGGAGTCTTGCACATTTCAATATGCATCGAATAAAGATATGGAAAATCAATATCTCTATATGCCGGGTAATTTGCAGGGTAGCAGTACTAGGGGATATGCAATCCCTCTTGATGCAACCATTGTCGCCATTGGTTATACGAGGGACAATGCATCCGATACACCAACTTTTCAGGTCCACTCGAACGGCTCTTCGGTGGCCACAATAGCAAGTGCTGCAAGTGTCACGGAAGGCATAGACAGTACTATAGATGTTGATATCACCGCAGCCGAGCACATTATTGGGTATGTCTCTGGTGACAAAGCAAAGCACCCTTCTTTCTGGGTGAGACTAAAGTGGAGAAGATAAAATGAGCATGGAAAGAATTAAAGATGGCATTATTTCATCGATTAAAGAGCAGATGGACTATCGTCTAGAGAACGGCTATGTCGTTGCTGAGTATCCAAGCGAAAGCGGGAAATACTTTTGTTGCAACGGGGAAGCTCAAAATAGGTGGCTGACACTATCGATGATGGATCAGCGGGGCTTAATTTCTTATCCCCACAGGGTGGAAACACATGATGAAAGGTCAAGCTACGATATAACTAGCAGTTCCGATTTGACATCATTCCTGTCAGCAATTTTCTCAGAAGTCACTTTAGAGCGCACCCGTGCACAGGGCTATATAGACGAAATTCTTGCTGCAAATGGTGAAAGTGAATCTTTGGCAAAATTAAACGCATATATAAATTTAAATACATAAATGGAGTAAGAGATGGCTAAAAAAGCAGTAAATGTATCGACCAGACCAAGAGGCAGGAACGATAACCAAATGAGAATGATAAAGAGATTTATGAAAAAGGTAAAAAAAGAAAGAGTTATTGAACAGTACCGGGAGAATCAATATTATGAGAAGCCCTCCGTTGTTCGAGCCAGAGCTGCCAAGAGGAAAAGGAGAGTTTTGGACAAGTTGAGAGAAAAAGAGAAAAATTCATAAAATAAAAACTATTTATATAAAATTGGAGTTTTTAATAAATGTCAATATACGAATATAGAGCAGGATTGCAAAATGTTGGTTCCTATCAGGTTGGTGGAACCCCGTTTTTAACTGGAGCGATACTCCTTGGTGCCGGTCCAAACAACGGAGAAGTGAAAGTTGAGTTTCCAAATGTGACAAAAAATGTGCTTGTAGTAAACACATCTGGCTCTGTGCCAATTAAGGTTCATTTTAATTCGACAACAGCCGGAAATGTAGTCGGAGGTCATCACTTTTTTACCCTAGAGGATAAAAAAGATAGTGTAACTCTTAATAGTAAGTGTAAAGAAATATATATTTCTCTTGTGGCTCCGGGAACCGATGGATCTTTTGAATTGGTAGCCGACTTAACTGGTATCGCACCAAAAGAAATGTTTGCATTAACCGGCTCCGGATTAACAGATTAACCCCCTATATGCAAAAGCATAAAATATTACCTTTATAAAATTTTGTCTTTTTACAAAATAAATAACTATTTATTTTGAGATAAATTTATAGGGAGTTTTTTCACATGTCTTCGTTGTTACAACAAGCAATAATCGATGCTTCAGCACTAAGAGAAGCAGCAATTAAGAATGCCGAAACGGCAGTTTTAAATAAATATTCCACAGATATTAAAGAGGCGGTAGAGTCTCTTCTGGAAGAGGAGGGGGAGGAATTCCTCACTCCTGGCGATGAGGCAGCCTCTAAATCGTCTCAGGGGCTGGAGTCTTCAATTCCAATGAGCTTAGAGGGTGATGAATCCCCTTCAGAGCAGGAAATAATTCTAAATATGGAAGAACTCAAGGACATGGCTGAAATTCTTGCCAATGAAGAAGAAGATCTGATTGGCGAGCCAACTCCGCATGAGGATCTTACTACGGATATGGAGCCAGAGCTTGTCCCGCCGACTCCTGCAGATGAGGAAATTTCCACGGTGTCGTTTGATGCCACTCTCGAAGAAGAGGTTGACCTGGAAGACTTAAATCAGATCATCGAGGAGCTGGTTGTGGATATTGAACCTCAAAAATCAGGATGGGCAGCCACCCCAGACCCAATAATGGATTATAAAGAACAGATGGAATTGGCCCGCCGGTCATCAACAGAGGCATTAGAGCAAGTTGCTGCCCTGAAGTCTGCTGGCGAAAGACTCTCTGAAGAAAAGAAAGAAATTGAAAAAAAGAATGCAAAATTGGTCAAAATGTTGCATTCTTTAAAGGAAAGCTTTGAAAAATCTCAGCTTTCAAACGCGCATTTACTATATACGAATCGTATTTTAACAAATAGCTCCCTGAATGAGCGACAAAAAAATAAAATTGTTGAAGCTTTGTCAAATACAGATTCGATTCAAGAAGCAAAGGTAGTTTTCGAGACTCTACAGAGTGCAGTGGGAAGTGTAACAGGTAAAGCACATTCTAAATCACTGCGCGAGACTATAGAAAGACCCTCTGCCACTTTACCTAGAAGAGCACCTAAAGTTGAGTCCTCTCCCCAGACGGATAGGATGCAGATTTTAGCTGGTATTAAAAAACTTAAATGACACTAAAGGAGATTTAAAAATCATGTCAATTATTAATAAATTAACGGAAGGCATCGTTCGCCGAGACCTCGCCAAGGAAGGATCCGCTCTTTTATCCAAGTGGGAAAAGACCGGTCTATTGGAAGGACTAAATGAACGCACAAAACAAGGTATGGCTAGCCTTTTAGAAAATCAAGCTAAGGAAATTCTTCGTGAAGCTTCCACTATGGCAGGTTCCGGAGGCGGAGACGTCGAAGGTTTCGCATCTGTCGCATTCCCAATCGTTCGCCGAGTATTCGGTGGACTGATCGCCAATGATCTTGTATCTGTCCAGCCAATGAGCCTCCCATCGGGACTCATTTTCTTCTTGGACTTCACTTATGACGGCGGTACCACCCGTCGTCTTGATTATGTTGCGGATACTTCCGTATATGGCGGCGGAGTTGTTGGTTCTCAAATTACTGGCGGTATTTCACTTGCTGGTAACGAAGCAGAACAAAGCTACTATGCTTTGAACAACGGCTACTCAAGCCCAACCGGATCTGCAAACATCACTTATGATGGTATGGCTTCTGGAACGGTCGGTTCTGGTGTTCCTGGTGATTGGACTGCTACCGGTACAGGTGCAGCAGCATTGCAAGCCCTTGGTGACCGTCTGGTTCGTTTCGACCCAGACTTGGCATCAGGTTCTTTCGCTGCAGTTGCTAGTGTTCCCCTATCGCAATTCACTGGTGGTGCAGACTCTCTTAACATCAAAGATTACGTTACCATTACTTTGGAAGATTCAGGCGGCATCGTCGACGGAAACCAAGTTCGTCGTCTTACCGTAGATGACCCAACCACTCCTGGCAACATCTTGCTTGTCGCAGTTGGTGCAACATCTATCCTCGCAGAATCAGATTTGATCCAGAATAACACCGCTTCTTTCGTCATCGATGACAATTTTCAAGCAGCTGGTGGTGCAATCGGAGCAGTTACTGGTATTGATAATTGGGGACTGGAAAACGAAGCAGCAATCCCAGAAATCGACATTAAGGTTGATTCTGTCGCTGTTACTGCCAAAACCAAGAAACTCAAAGCTAAGTGGACACCAGAATTGGCTCAAGACTTGAACGCATACCACAACCTGGATGCCGAAGTCGAACTGACTTCAATTCTGTCCGAGCACATCGCACTTGAGATTGACCAAGAAATCTTGGAAGACCTCGTAAAAGGTGCCACTGCCCAAACGATGTTCTGGTCTCGTCTCCCTGGCAAATTTGTCAATAGAGAAACTGGCACACCGCTTCCCACCTCCGGAACCTTCCCAGACTTCACTGGCAATGTTAGCGAATGGTACGAAACCCTCATTGAAACGATCAACGATGTTTCAGCACAGATTCACCGTAAGACTCTGAGAGGCGGAGCAAACTTCCTGGTATGTTCACCAGAGGTTGCAAACCTTCTTGAGTTCACCGCTGGATTCAGAGGTGCTGTATCTCATGATGACGATCGTGGAAATGTTGGAGCTGTCAAAGTCGGTTCCTTGAGTAAGAAGTTTGACGTTTATGTCGACCCTTACTTCCCAAGAAACGTTGTTCTTTGCGGTCGTAAAGGATCCTCTTTCCTTGAAAGCGGATATGTGTATGCACCTTATGTGCCTCTCCAGATGACTCCTACCATTTTTGGTACAGAGGACTTCGTGCCGCGTAAAGGTGTCATGACCCGATATGCCAAGAAGATGGTTCGTCCGGATATGTACGGTCTCGTAATCGTTCAAGACTTAGTATAAAAATACTTTCTCCTTGAAAATATGCCCTCCCACAATTGTGGGGGGGTTTTGTGTTTTGAAAACTACTTATTGCTAGGAGGAAGTTCGTAATGGCTTTACCAACTTTAACACCCGCTAGTCAGATGAGCAAGGCTATTTTGCCACCAACTGGAAATGTGGCGGCGGTATCCGCACAGTTACCACTCACGGTCTATTCGGACTCGAATGCCTTCCTTTCCGGTGCGGCTGATCAGGTCGCCTACACCTTTAAGAAAATAGGCGGCGATGTCCTAGATATCGAACTGAAAACGGGGAATGTATATGCGAACTATCAAGAGGCCGTACTAGAATACAGCTACCTTGTTAATCTGCACCAATCAAAAAACATTTTATCAGATGTTCTGGGGCAAACCACGGGTACATTTGACCAAGACGGTCAGAGTGTATCTGGACCATCAGGTGTGAATTTAAAATTCCCTCGTGTAATGTTTGAATATGAGAAAAGAGTTGCTGATTACTATTCCTTCGAGGCAAATGTGGGAGGAACGATCCCCATATACTCAGCTTCTTTTCAATTGCAAGAAGGAGAACAAGATTACGATTTACAGTCCATCATTTCCGGCTCTTCCGCATCAGGAACGGAACCAAATGGAGACCCAGCACCATTTGCTGGTATAGTGGGCGACAAGAGAGTCATTGTTAAAAAGGTTTATTATAAGACTCCGCAGGCTATGTGGCGATTTTTCGGTTATTTCGGTGGTTTAAACGTCGTCGGCAACTTAAACTATTATGGGCAATATACGGATGATTCAAGTTTTGAGCTGGTTCCAGCTTGGCAAAACAAGCTTCAAGCAATGGCATTTGAAGATCATCTTTACACCCGGTTATCTCACTATTCATACGAATTAAAAGACAATAAGTTAAGATTATATCCAGCCCCACAATTGTTGAGTACCTACCGGTATATGTGGGTAGATTTTTCTGTCATACCTAATAGCTGGGAAGAATCTGGAGATTCGGATTCCGGAATTGGCGGAATCAACAATATGAATACACTCCCTTTCGATAATATCCCATATGAGAATATTAATGCGATAGGTAAACAGTGGATTAGGAGATTTGCCTTGGCACTATCAAAAGAAACACTGGCACAAATAAGGGGAAAATTTCAAACAATTCCAATTCCTGGAGAATCTGTCACCCTAAACGCATCGGAACTTTTATCTCAGTCGAAAGACGAGCAAGAAAAGTTGAGAGAAGAGTTAAAAACGATCCTAGACGAATTAACATATGCAGAGTTGGCAAAAAGAGATTCAGAAAAAACAGAAGCAGTGAATACGGTGCAAAAAAGAATACCTAATATTATCTTCCAGGGGTAAAAATGAGCAGCAAAAAAGAACAAAATGATGATTTTCGACCATATTATCCCAAAAAGGATGACCCAACAAAGCCACCCTTAAAAGAAATTTCTTTTATGCCCTCGACAATTGAGACCATTGACTTCGCCTTATACGATTGGCTTAACGAAGAATTAAACATATTTTGCACAACAAATGATGGGTGGAAAAAGGTTCCTCTTATATGGTCGATGCCAGAAAGGGCTTTCCAGACAAAAGATAATAAAGATTTGAGAAATGCTGATGATATCTTCACACTGCCGGTCATCAGTATCGATAGAAGCTCTTTGATTAAAGACCCGAACATGAAGGGGGTTGCTTGGTCACACCTTCCCAGGCAAAATGATGCCAAAGGGGGAACTCTCACGGTAGCAAGAAGAATACAGCAAGAGAAAACATCTAATTTTGCTGATGCCGATGCCAAGAGAAGATTTGACCAGCGAACTTATCCACTTAAGAACGAAAAAATTGTATATGAAACTGTAACAATGCCTCTTCCTACATATGTCGTCGCAAACTATAAATTAACCATTACGACAGAATATCAACAACAAATGAATGAAATTTTTACACCCTTTATGTCATACACCGGACAAATTAATAACTTTTTCATAAACCGTGATGGCCATAGATTTGAGGGATTCGTAGACGGACAGTTTGGATTAGAAAATAACATTTCACAACTTGGAGAAGAAGAGCGAAAATATAAAACAGTCATTAATCTTAAGATTTTAGGATACTTGATGGGTTCCGATAAGAATGATAATCAGCCAAAAGTAACAATTCGAGAATCTGCAGCAGAACTTAGATTTACAAGAGAGCGCGTTGTTTTTGGTGATAAGAAGGAATATTAGTCATGGCTGATGAAGAAAATAAGTGGACAAAGCCATCCAATCCTCCCCCTCCTCTTTTTCTAGGCGAGCGGGAAAGAAATCTTGTTAAGCAGGTTAACGATGAGCTTATAGAAAGGGTCATCGGGCAGGCGATTACTTATTTACCGATTTCTATGGAGAGAACAAATTTTCACCCTCTCTACGGAGAGGCAATAGAGAAGTCGTTTTTGCCGCCAATCCGAGTATATGCTTTGGTGGAATTCGAAAATAAAACAACCATAACGACTGATTACGGCATCGATAAGGACTACTCAATCATTGTTAGATTTCATAACCGTAGGTTGCACGAAGATCAGAACTTGTTCATAAGGGAAGGGGATTATGTCCAATATGGCACCTCTTTCTTTGAAATCGTCACACTTACGGAAGATAGAGATTTGTTCGGTCAAGTCGACCACAGATTTCAATTAATCGCCAAGTGCATAAAGACAAGAAGAGGGCTGATAAACTTGGATGTGTTGCCCACAACTACAGTTTCAGCCCTGACCGATAGCTACGAAGCAGAGGTTGCCCCTACCGCCTCTGAAGCCGAAGCCGAAGCAAGTCCCGTAACAAGTGTTGTTAGAATTGTATATTGTGAGGATGCCACCATGGATATTTCTTCAGGGACTTCTCTAAATTCTCTTCTTAGTGCACCCACCTCTCTATCTTTAGAGACGGCAGCTGTTTATCTGGGCGGATTAAGGCAGAAATTGACAGATAGTCCAGTAACTGGCGAATTTTATATTGTTTCGGGGGAGCTTTACAGCAGTTTCGACATTTTAACTGGAGAAAGATTAACTTTGGAGGTTCTAACTTTAGTATGAGTATTTTTAGAGAACACAAATCAATAGCCGACCGTTCTGCGGCAGATAGAAAAAGACATAAGGAAAAAATAGATAGGGCACTCCGCGACGGAATAAAAGGAGTTATTGCCGAAGAATCTATCATAGGTCAAAATGGCAAAAAGAAAGTAAAAATTCCAGTTAAGGGCATCAAGGAATATCAGTTTGTCTTTGGGGATAATAAAAATAATAAAAAAACAGGTTCCGCTGGAGATAAGAAGATTAAGAGAGGGCAGGTCTTACGCAGAGGAAAGAAGGACCAGAAGTCAAATCAGGCAGGAAAGGAAGGGTCGAACGAACAAGGCGAAGAATATTATGAAGTGGAAGTGACACTGGAAGAGTTGGCTGAATACCTTTTCATGGATCTGGAACTGCCCGACCTTGAAAAAAAGAAATTTAGATATATAAAAACACAAAGGCTAAAAAGAAGCGGTTTTAGAAAAAAGGGCATGCGCTCTAGGCTTTCCAAAAAAGAAACTATAAAAAGAAAGATAAGAAGAAAAAAGCGCGCCACCGCTGCAGGCACCTACGATCCCGAAGGCGAAGAGAGATTCCCCTTCCACGAAGACGATTTGAAGTACAAGCACATGAAATTAAAGCCCGAAGAGAACAACTCCGCAGTTATATTCTTCTTGATGGATGTGTCCGGATCAATGACAAAGGATAAGAAGTACATTGCCAGAAGCTTTTATTTCTTGTTGTATCAATTCCTCCGATACAAATACGATAATATAGAAGTTGTATTTATTTCGCACTCGACAGAGGCAAAAGAAGTTAATGAAGACGATTTCTTTAAAAAAGCAACAAGTGGTGGAACCCTGATGTCTACCGCACTGGAACTAGAGAAAGAAATAATAAATAAGAGATATCACCCTTCCAGCTGGAATATATACACTTTTTATTCTGGCGATGGAGAAAACTGGTCTTATGACGATGAAAAGACACTAAAATTGTTTTCGGAACTAAAAGAAGTAAATCAGATGATGTGTTATGCCGAAATTGACCCGCACTCTATAGAAGAGTCAGAATTGTCATTTTTGTCGAGATCTTTTAATTATAATGTTAGTGAGGCGAGCAAGATGTGGATGAAGATAAATAAAGTATTGGGAGATGGCTTTAAAAAAGTAAAGCTTACAAAGCCAGAACACATCTGGCCATCATTCCGTGAATTATTTGGAGGAAAGCCATGAAAGATTGGTCTGTAAAGGAGCTGGAAAGGTGGGATGATGAAATTTGTAAAATTGCAAAGGAAAAATATAACCTAGATTGGTTTCCTATCGAATATGAAATTTTAAATTATCACGAGATGATCGGGGCTATGGCTTAT